AGAACGCACGAACGCCTCTTGGCGCGAGGTCGAACGCAAATCTTCGCGAAGAACGCCCACCGATCCGGGATGCACGGCGTAGCACTTCGGGCCGTTCTTCCAGCGCCACATGACGAATGACGTGCCGTATATGAACGACATATCAAGCGCCACGCCGAACTCGAAATCCGAGTCGCTATCTAGCCACTTGTCATTGATGGCGTGTGTCAGCGCGGGGATTTTCTTCAGCTCCTTCGGCGGGACGGACGCACCGACCTGTATCGCGAAACGCGTGGTCTCAGCCGAGTACATGAATGACGCGACCTGCTGAATGTGCGGGCCGATCTTGTTGAACTTCGCAGGCGCCTCGCCACGATCTCCGCCGAACAGGTAATAGCTGCGAAGTCTCTCGTATCGGGCCTTGCGGTCGGACATCGAGACCTCACATTTTTCAACGAGGTCGCGCACGAAATTCAGGCGATCAAGGTCTTCCTTCGGGATTTTCATACGGGGGCCTTATGCTGGTGGTCGTGCCCCATGATGTGCGGTACGGGTGGAGGAATAGATCCGCTCTTGACGACGTTCCCGTTCTCATCGACCTTCTGCGCGAACTCCTGACTGCGCCCTGCCGGCACCGAATTCTTCTCGGCCTCGGTCGCCCAGCGCGGCGTGAGACGCTGCATCACTTCGTCAGGAAGATCTGGCAACTTCGGCGCGTGCGCAGCCTGGGCGTCCGCCTGGGTCTCGCCCTCGTAGGTCTTGTAAATGTCGGAGAGACCGTGCTGCTGCGCGACCATGTCATGCAGCATGTCGGTTCTCTTGGTCGAATCGGACTTGATCGCAATCGGCTGCAGATGCACGATGCTCATCGGGACGCCGCACTCAGGGCATGGCACGCCGGGCGCATCCATCTTGTTGAATGCCTCGTAGTAGCCATGATCGGCGCACTTGAAGTCGTAGAGCGGCATGTTAATAATCCCTCCGGTTGATGATGCAGGGCCGAACTTTCAGCGTCCGCGCATCGAACTCGATCCGCTTGACGTACATCGGCTCGGCCTTCTGGCGATACACGATCCACTGGCGCTGCCGCTGACCCTGCATGACCTTGATCCAGCCACCACGCCAGTCGGCTATCGCCCGCGAGAGTTTAGCCTGCGACTCGGGCTCCATGCCAACGCCTGTCATCATGTGCTCGATGCCGGACGTAGAGAGCAGGCACACTTTCTCGCAGAACGTGCCCCAGTGTATCCCCCGCTTCTCATCCGCCTTGAACGCCTTTAGCCAGCGGATTATCTCGGATTTCGGGAGAATCGTAACCATTTTAGGCGTTCAAGGACCTGGATGTATCAGAGGGGGCTCTGAGCTACATTGGCTAGTCGATCTTTCAGTGCATAGCCCATGAGTGGCCACAACTTCTGTTTTGCGTTATCCAGTGCGATCTTGCTGCCCAGCTCCTGATCAAAGTTTTCAGGGCTTGCGCATGCACTTTCGCCTGTAACGGTGAAGCCATTGCGCGTGGTGATGACGCAAATAGTCAGCAGGTCAAGCGCCGGCGAATAGGGAACATTCGTTTGGCGCATGGCAGTACCGACATTGAAGATGTTGTAGCCCGCGATGTTTGCCTCGATATCCGCTGGCGTTACGCGTGGCGCCGTTAGGCCCTTGGCTTGAATCTCTTGCTCGATTGCTGCGTCGTTCATTTTTTACCCCTTAACGATTGCCGGCACAGGAGGGCGACCGGCGTGCCCATTATCTACGCTGCCCCACCATCGCCAGCCGGCGACCGATCTGCAGCTCCAGTATCGAACCCACCGGGTTGTCGCCCGTCTCTTCGATGCTCTTCGCCCGGGCGCGTGTCATCCGGCGCGCAATCAATCCCGGCTGGACCTGCATCGAGTAAGCTGCGCACGCGAGCCCCGTACCCATCACCCGGTCATCCTTGCCGCGGCCGAATGCGCTGATCGAGCCGCCGTCGCGAACGATGGACTTCATCTCGGCCAGCAGCTCCTTGCTGCGCACCGTCATCAGCTTACGCTCGAACGAGTCCTTGTACATGGTCATCATGGTGTCCTTGCTGGCCATCGTGGTGATCCAGCCGATGCTATTCCCCGGACCTCCGACGCTGTCCATCCGCCGCCACATGTACTGCTTCATCTTCGCCATGCCGCGAATCATTTCCGGACCGCCGTAGCCTTCCATGCCGGACGCCGCGAGCCGCTTCATGTTCTGAATCTCGCTCATGACGCCCTGACCCGGACCATTCATTTCCAGATTCACGGTCACGTCCTCATAGAGCCCAACGAAATAGCACATCACCCAGGCGAACTGGTAATTCTCCATGTCGGCCGTGCAGAACTCGGCGACCTGGTCGAGCCCGTCCGCGTAGCAGCGATACACCTCGATGCAGAAACGGTCCTTCTGCTCGCTAGAGCCATACGCCGGGTCGCAGCCCATGACATACACCCCGTCCTTCACGGGCGCCTCCCACATCTGGCACGTCGCCGTCCGCTCGCCGCACTTGAAGAGCTCAGTATCGACGAACTTCAGGCCCAGCGAAAACCGGTACGACTCTGGCAGGATGGCTTTCGATTCCTTCATCGCCTCGGTGCAGCGGGACGCCGAAAAATACGACGATCCCGACATGACGAACGCCTCTGTCTCGGTGGTCGGAAACTCCTGCTGCATCATCATCGGGTCGGGCGACTTCTCGGCGTGATACCAGCGATACCACGCCCACTGCTCGCTCGTCAGCTCGATGCCGTAGAGCGACTTAACCTCCCGGAATCGGTCCTTTTCTTCCGACGTCATCCGCCCGTCCCAATACACCTTGTAGAACGGGTGGTCGCTGGCGAAGCTGTACTTCTCGTTCCGCCACCAGCCAATGAATATCGCGCGCTGCGACTTGTTCCGCTTCGCGCCCTCGTACCGGTCGTGATAGTGGTTGAACCCCTTGGCTGTGCTCTCCCACACGAATAGCCGCATCGGGTTCGATTGCGCGAAAGATGCCGCGAGAGAATCAAGGCCCTGCTCGCTCCCGTAGCTTGCCGTTTCAGTGCTATGGCAATACACAATCGCCTTCCCCTGCCCGAGTGTCACCTTCCCGTCGCGCGTCCCCGCCACCTGATATGCCAAGCGGCTACGGTTCGCCAGCACCAGCTCAAACTTGCTGTGCGTCACCTTCGGTATCCGGTACTCCGGTGGCAACCCATTCATGTACATCGTCAGGGTATTCCTGAACATCGACGCATTGCTATCCTCGTCCGCCACCAGGGTCGCGCTCAGGCCCTTGTTCCTGAACGCATAGAACAGGTCCAGCGCCAGCATGATCGTCGTCACCCCGACCTGCCGACCCTTGAGCACGACGAACTCATGCACGTCCCCCTCCAGCCCGCGCACGATTTCCTCGATGACATGCCGCTGCGTCCCCAGCAATACCTGCCCGAGACGCACGACGCCATCCTCCTTCGTCTCAACCAGCAGGTTGTTGCAGAAGCGGATGAACGCCTTGTAGGGAAATTTCGTGCCGGTGGCCATTAGTCGAAGTAGGAGAGACCGGGGAACACAACCATCGGACTGTTGCCGCTGTGCAAGTACTTCTCTCCTGGATAGCCCTTCTTTTCCCAGCCATACGCACTTTTATGCAGTACCGACCCGTCATCGTGCAGCTCGAAAAGCCCACGAACAACCGGGTAGGTACGCTTCTCAGCCGTGCCACGAATCTGCGCCGCCGAATCCTTTAGTCGGTCGCCATTCGCGCCGGACATCAGGTAGTCAGTCTCGCCGACCACCCCGCCGACAATCGACGAACCGCTGGCATGCGGACGATGCTTCTCCAGCAGAGACTCCATCGTCGGTGCCTCTCCCAGCTGCGGCTTATCCGTCCGCAACCAGTCCGCACGGTGATCCAGATGCCCCTCCAGCCACCCGACCAACTCCGCGAAGGACTGGAATACGTGCATCTGATCCGACGCCACAAAATCGTCCCGGCCACTCTCCGGCGTCACCATGAATCCATTCGCCACCTGCCGAACCCGCAA